AATTTATACATAAATTTTAACATACGATCAATTTTTTTAATAAACAATCTTAACCACCTTGTCCCCATCCATTGTAATATATTCATTATCCATCATACTGGTGTAAGCCCGGGTAAATAACTCATAGCTAGTATTAAATATTTTAATGTTATCTCTAACTTTACAATATAATTCATTTTCCGTATATGTTGATTGTTTCAGAATACTATTAATATTCGCTTTAATAATATCAATCCTTTCGTGTGCAATATCAACCATTATTTCTTTAACAATATCTTGTTTACTATTAATATTATAAAATATATCAATAACATTTACATCATCAATATTGCTATTTGCATAATAATACTCACCTGACATTAATAATATATTACCAATAACCAAACTATCAATAATCTTGTTTTTAATATCATCACTATAATTCAAATGTGATAGATTTATTTCTTCTCTTTTAAGCTTTTTATCTGGCTCTGTAAATTGTTCCAATACAAACATATGAAGAGGTAGCATAATAACATTTCCATTGTTAACTGTCGCATCAATCATCCCCATATGTGGATAATAAACAAGGTGCTTATTAATATTATCATTTTTATATTTCATATCAATAGTATTAAGAGTATCACTATAAAAACCACTCCCAAAATTAATATTATTCCCCATATTATAATTCACTTTCCATACATGTGGTGTGGTAATTATAACAGGACCTTTATTTATTGTGTTTTTAATGTCATTCCATACTACATTGTATCGATATAGCAATTTGCTATTATTATTAAAAACTTTAACTAATTCATCATAATATTCTTTCTCAATCATCTCAAAAGAATAAGGAGGCGATACATCCAAATAGATAAATCGTTCAATAAGTTTTTGCGCTAATAATGCAATAAATTCATCCGTATTATCGACACAACTACCCATATAATAATAATCTCCGAGTGATAGGAAATCCCTTTTCCCACTATATACATTACATATATAATTATGAATAACATCAACTAACATTTGTATTCTTTCAGTCGTATTAAAATGTTTTTTAATGTTATTATTGATAATACGCTGAATCAAATACTTATTTTTTGCATATCTACTCATATTATAAAGTCGTGAAGAATAAGACATACAACACTCAACATCTTCAGGTGCATAACTCATCATAATTATATCCATATCCTTAATATTAGTAATAATATAATCTACTTCCTGATTATAATAGATAAAAAAGTTTTCAATAATAGGCAAATTATTACTTGTGATAATTTCAGTAAATATTTTTGTAATATCGTTTTTCATTTTATCAAAAATGGGATATAAATTATTACACTCAAAAACTTCATAAGTTGAATTATAAAAAGTCATAAATTGAAACTTTGTAATATATTTCTTCAAATATGCGACCATATCTCTAAATTCATAAATATTTTTAATATTAGAATTAGAATAATAATTATTATGTTTGTAATTATTATACATTACTTCATTAACTATATCAATTAAAATATTATTTTTAAATGCATAAGATGTTAATTCATAGTTTATACAATTAATATTAATTGATTTATTGATAGTCTTAATAATCTCACTAGATAATTCTTTGTTATTATTACATTGTGAATTGCGCACACAACAATTTTTTGGTACTATATTTATGATATAATAATAACCTTCCAAATATGAAAACAATTCACGAAATGGTTTGAGATTATTATCCCCGCGCAAGAAATTCTTAATACAGTTTTTGAAACTCATATCTGCAAAAATAATATCAATCATATAACGAATAATATTTTGAACTAATTTAATATTATCATTCATATCATATAAGTGTTCCATTGTAGTCATTATCATATTTATCAGTTTATTTACACTAACGAGAAAAGCATTAATATTAACAATATCCAATTTTCCTTTTTTATTCTTGTCTCGATGGAATTGTCTTTGTTTTCTCATCATAATTATCATATTGTGATTTATTGCGGAAGTCATATTATTTTTAAACTCTTCATTATTCCTATTATTATATATAATATGATTCAACTTATAACTATCAGTATCATTTATTTGATGGACAATCATTTTCTCGAATAAATGATTAATATTTAACTCATCTTTTTGAGGGATAATAATATTTCGTACGTCTCTGATTAGCATCATTTAATAATAATGTGTTTAGTTATTATGAAATGAATAATCAATTTTTATTTATGTTTCGCCGAAACATAAATAAAGGTTAATCGAGAGTTATTATTTTTATTATAATGGTGGATAGGGAAATGGGTTATAGCGCGGTTGGTCAAAGTTATAAATAGTTACATTATATGGCACATTATCATATGGTATGGTTAATTGTTGTCCATCGTATAATTCTGCTTGTTCTTTCAATCCAATTGGCATTTTAACTGCTAATCCACCCACATCCTGTGCTTGTAAATAATATTCCCATTCATATGCACCTGGATATTTACGTCTGCCATATAATTGATAATTTTTATTTTTATCAGCATTATATAATAATCCAACTAATTGATAATTATCTGGTTCACCACGTGTTTTCTCATTAAAAACAACCATTGGATAGGGATATTGGTCTGCTTCAACACGTCTTTCAGGTGGAGATAATGGGTCATAAACGGTATCATAATCACGTTTTTCTAAATAATTTCTTTTTGCTTGTTGTTCATACAAGTTTTTCCAATATGCGGCAGTATCTTCAGCATAGGTCATAAATTTATCATTTTCTTTATTTAATTGTTGTTTTTGTAAATATATATAAGTCTCAAATAAAACAAAACCAACTAATCCAATGTTTACTATATCGTGAATCATTAAAATATATTATAAAATAAATTTATTTTGCAAATTATTTGATTAAATAATAAACTGTTATATATTTTTGTTTATCTTTACTAAGATATATTTTTTTACTATAAATAAATTTAAAATTATCCTTGGCTAAGTATGATGATAAAGCTAAATGTAAATCTAGTTGAAAACTATCATCTAACAAAAATCTGCTATTAACTAATTGGGTTTTTAAATATAATCTATCATCAGTAACACGATTTACAATACTAGGTGTTATTTTTAAACCATAATTTAATAATTTTCTAACAATTTCAGTTTCATTAAACATAAATTCAGGAGACATCCATCCCCATATCCAAATACGTGTTGTATTATCAAATACCCCTAAAATTTCATACTTGTATTCAATAGTATCGATATCAGGAAATGTTATCATATTAGTTTGTCGGTCTACACTTATATTATCAGTTTCAAGATATTTACTATATTTATTATTTTGCACATCATAATGAATTAATGCCTTATCAACAATACTAGTGAGAATATTTGGGTTATCAAGGTTCATAATATAAAACAATAGGTTTTTATATTCCCCAATTAACCTTTATGAAAATTGATCGCATGTTAAAATTTATGTATAAATTCTAACATTCTCGATTATTCCCGGTTCCACTTATTATCTGAAATAGGGAATAACTTTATTAGAATAACTGTAAGATTATTCTAATAAAAATTGATTAATAAACATTTTATACCTATATTATTTATTATTAATGGGACAATATTATAAGATTATTATTCTATCTGATGTTAAACACACCCCCGAAGTCATCCGCGTTTGGATATGTCCGAGTACTTATCGAACCGAATCTTATAGCTGTGGTCTTAAATTGGTGGAACATTCATATATCAATAGTCACCCTTTGAAAGCGATTGAAGAATTAATTTCTCCTGTAGGAATATTTTATAAATGTCGTATCGTATGGGCGGGTGATTATGCAGATAAAGAAGTAGATACAAATAAAAACTTATATAATATGGTCGATGAATCTAAACCATTCTATTATCCACCTGGAAAAACAAAATATAGATATCTTGTAAATCACACGAAGAATGAATATGTTGATATGGATAAGGTGCCAAATAGCATTCATCCACTCCCGCTCCTTGTGTCGGAAGGCAATGGTCGTGGTGGTGGTGATTACGATGGTGACAACAAAGAACTATGTGGAAAATGGGCGCGAGATATCATCTCATTTGATGATATTATTATGGATGATTACAAGGAATTAATCCCAAATTTTGGTTATATTATTTTATAAATTATTTATAATGGTTTTAAAACAATTTAATGAATTTGTAATGCGAAATGGTGTAATGTTTGGTATATCAGTTGCAATTCTGTCTGCATTTATTAATGAACTTGTCGCTAGTTTTATAAATGACATAATATTTCCTTTATTTGAAACAACAGAAGATAAAGATAAATATCCAGATTTAAGAAGTAAAATGAATAGTATAGTTTATACATTTAATGGTAAAACAATTCGTTATGGTAGTTTTCTTTATAGTCTAATCAGATTTATGATATTAATTGGAATTATATTTATAGTTGTATTATTAATTAAAAAAACAAATGTGGCGCAAACGGCTGGTGCCCAAACTGCACCATCATTCCAAACAATGATGCAACCAATGACGAATGCATTCCCAAATATATATAAATAAATATATCTATATCAATATAGATATGACTTCAAATTATTCGAAGAATTGTTCCCAAACTTGTTCTAATTGTGGAAAACAAGGGCATATCTTGAAAGATTGCGAGGAACCAATTACATCGGTTGGAATAGTTTGTTTTAAATTACATAAAACAATCTATAAAACTTTTCTTCAAAATCTATCAGGAATATCATATTATGACTTATCTCATATGATTCTTAATAATATTCATATGTTTAATAATTATAATGATATGATAGAATTTATGTTAGTACGAAGACGTCATTCATTGAATTATATAGAATTTATTCGTGGGAAATATGATCCATACGATGTAGAAAGAATAGAAAATATGTTTTCGCTTATGAGCATAAATGAGGTGGAAATGATAAAGACAAAAGAATTTAATTATCTTTGGAATAATTTATGGATGAAAAATGCTCACAAGAAGAAATATATGGCAGAATTAAATGATTCAAAAGAAAAATTTAATATAGTAAAATCATATGATATGAGTAGATTTACATCTGAATATAATGATACTGAATGGGAAATACCAAAGGGTCGTAAGAATTCACATGAAAAAAATATAGATTGTGCGGTTAGAGAATTTAGAGAAGAAACCAGTATATCATATGATGATTATATTATACTTAGTTGCGTCGACCCTATTCACGATAATTTTACTGGGACAAATGGCAAACCATACCGTCATATCTTTTATACTTCTTTATTTAATGATAATATAGAGGAAGAAATAAATCATCACAATAATGAGATTGAATTGGTACGATGGTGCAAGTGGTCAGAATTAAATGATATTATTAGACCTTATAACAATAATAAAATAAATATATTCACTAGTATATTAATATTTATAATGAATGTATGTGAACATAATAATGATATAAATTTATTGAAATAAATTTATAAATATATATAATGGATTACGAACAAAAATATTTAAAATATAAAAAAAAATATATTGAGTTAAAAAATCAATATGCGGGTGGTGATTGGAGAAAAGTAAGTGTAGACTTAATAGTTTTAAGTCATCCTGATTCTGGAGTTTTCAGAGACATTGGACGTATTAATGAACGTAAGATTGTCGCAACACCAATAAGTACCCCACAATACAAAGGCATAACCGGATTTATTAAATCGTGGCTCGAATTAAGCAAGCCAGAAACAGATAGAATACTTCAAGTTACATCTAAAAGACTGGGGTATGAATTTGGTATTTTTATATATCGCTATAGTGATAATCGTGTGCCTGACCTAGAGTCAGGTTCCATGGGATCAGGTTTTATCGGAAATAGAATAATATTTTATTCAGTTAAACATCTTCAAATATTAGCAGAAATAGTTGGAAAAACAGTTGATGAATTGTTAAATATGTTTGCAATACCCCAACATAATCCATATAATAAGGATTTAATAAAAATTGCATTTGGAGATAATTTAGAAGATGAACCACTTGAAACAGACGAGGGACATATTATATTAGCTAAATATTTGTCAATGATTTAATATCCCCCAATTAACCTTTATAAAAATTGATAGTGGCTTATGATTGTATAAACACAATCATAAGAATTCCTATTAATATTTATTTATGTGAGATTTGCAAATCTCACATAAATAAAAATTGATTATTACATATTTAAAATAATAAAATGTATTAATATTAATGACCACTATCACATATGAAACAATTATATCCCATCTTATGCCAAAGCAAAATACATTTTCCCTTCAGCCAAACATTATTATGAAGGCATCGGATTTTCCGGTATTTAAAGATATTTTCGATGATGTATTTTATCGAATCGGTATTACAAATACTTATATGGGTAAAAATATTTCACTGCAAAACAGTATAATGTATTGTGTCGATTCACAGTATAATAATAAGGATATTGAAGGTATTTTAAATACAATTAATACTATTAATAATAATGATATTGATAAAATTGTAAAAGAATTACAAATCAATATATTTATTTTTGATTTTAAAAATAATGTTATTGAGTGTGTTTACACTGGAGATTATATGAATCCTTGGCGTCCATCTATTTATTTGGCACGATATGATGAATGGTGGGAGCCAATTGTGGTTAAAGATTTACGCGTATTTAGTTTTAGTTCACCCCGTGCAAATGTTCTTAAACATAATATCTTGAATATGGATGTATATCGTTATAATACCAAGGATAATATCACTATTAATGATAACTTTAATGAAATTATGACACTTGAAGGTTTTATGAAGAAAACAACAAATACCAATACTGATAGTGAAGAATTATTTATCGCACCAGTTATCCCAACCCGTGGGAAACTTGATAAAATGAAGAAAGATGATTTAGTTGCATTATGTAATACCTTGAATAAGATTATCAATATTTCAAAACCAACAAAGAAAGATTTGATTGATATTATTATGAATTAATATTAATTCTTTGAATAAAATTAGTTTATCTATTATAATAATCATAAATATAATTAATATGTATGATTATAAACACCTTTATACAAAAATGATAATACTTATAGTATTACAATCATTCGTGCATTATTATCCAGATTTACAGAAATATAAAAATGAAACTCGTTTTAATTATTACCGTTCCCTTATGTGTATGGGATTTTCAATGATAGGTTTACATGTAGGTATTAATCATTTTCAAAATGGTTTTTCTCATCCTTTTTCTTTTAAACACGATGATATGGATGAAATACAATATTTATTTATGGCTTACCTCATAGTTGATGTTATAAAAATGCTAGCAGATGGGAATAATAGAATGGATTTATATGTCCATCATATTATGTGTATTATTAGCGTAATTATGGCAAAGAGTATTGATAAATATGGTTATTTACACGCAATGTTATTAATATGTGAATCAATTTCAATTATAACAGGAATAGACTCTATGGCAGTTGAAGACGGGGATAATATATTGTCATATCATTGTAAACGATTTAGAAAAAATATAATTAATTATGTAAGATTACCGATGTGGATATTTATGTTAATGGTAACTATTCGACATACTAATAAAGCACCATCTATGTTATGGTACAATGGAATAATATGTTCCATTGTGATGATAGCATTAGATATATATTGGTTGAAGAAATGCGAAAAAGTTATAGATAAATATGAAAAATAAATATTATATTTAATATTAATGGCAGGACCAGATGTATGGGGACCACCCGGATGGAAATTTATTCATTTTGTCACTATGGGATATCCAGACAAACCATCAGAACCAGTCAAAAAAAACTATTTTAATTATTTTCATTCTTTAAAAAATGTTATCCCGTGTTCAATATGTGCATCACATTTTGCGGAAAACCTTGAAACATTACCACTAGATGATAATATTCTTAGTAGCAGAGAAAATCTAGTCAGATGGGGTATTGAAATTCATAATATTGTAAATAAAAAAAATGGGAAAAAAGAATATACATATGAAGAAGGTATTAAAGAAATATTAAAACCATTTTGTGGGAAAGGTTGTTGCGATAATAAAGTACAATCCCAAACTCAACTCCAAACAAAACCAGAATCATTTAAAAATAAAAAAGAACATTTATCAAATAATAATGATATGATTAATATAATTCTTATTATTTCAATTATACTTAATTTATTTTTAATATTCGTTTTTATTTCGAATCATTATAAAAAATAATTAATATTATAATATAATGTCAAGTAATAAAAAACAAACACCAGATGTAAAAACAATGAGAGACACTATTGAGAAGATTAAAATTGTTCTTTCTAATCTTGAAAAAAAAGGCACCACGTCGCAAAAAGATAAAGAAGACTATTTTTGGAAAAATCACAGTGATATTATGGCAAAGTATCCTTTCCTCGTTAGTATGATGTGTAGTGGAGGAGATATGTCAATGCTCGATATGATGATGTATAAATTAAGTCAAATTCAAAAAGGTGAATTAAGCCACGATGAGGCTGATAAAGAAGTTGGTAAACAACTTGCAGATGATTATTTGCCAGATGAACAATAGTTAAATTTGAAACTTTGCATAATAATATATAGGTTCATTCTCGTGGGGGATATCATTAATTAGTTTTAGCATTGGCATATTATAGTGGTCAAATAAAATATAATGTGTTTGGTCAAGAATATCCTGATTTTCCTTATTGATAAATGTCTCAAAACAATTTACAATCAAATTATGATTTTTCTTAATATATTCACAATCTATATTACATAACATATAATCCAAATCATTATTATTAATATTATTTTTGTTAAAAGTAATATTAATATTATTCATATACAGAAGATATTCTTCTGCATATTGATTATTCATACGGTTGAAACTATATTCAGGCTTTGATGTGGTGATTCCCATTACTATTAGTAATATGTTAATTAATAGTATTTATTTCAATATTTTTTAT